CCTGCCGTTAGAATAATCAACGCAGAGGGCGGGCCGGCTGGCCCGCCCTTTATTCTGCAAGAAGGAGGAACACATCATGACCAACACCAAGGACATCGACGGCATCGCCCTGAAGCCGGGCGAGGAGCTGACCGAGGAGACCCTCGACGAGCTCAGCAACGGGAAGGGGGACGACGACCATGAGTAACAGCGCCCTGATCTCCTACACCAAGCTCAGCCCCAACCACTCGGGCAAGCGCACCAAGAAGATCGACACCATCACGATCCACTGTATGGCCGGCCAGCTCTCCGTCGAGAGCTGCGGCGCCCTGTTCGCTCAGAGCAGCCGGCAGGCGTCCAGCAACTACGGCATCGGCAACGACGGCCGCATCGCCCTCTATGTGGACGAGGGCAACCGCTCGTGGTGCACATCGTCCAACGCCAACGACCAGCGCGCCGTCACCATCGAGGTCGCCAGCGACGCCACTCACCCCTATGCGGTGAACAGCAAGGCATACGACGCGCTGCTGGATCTCGTGACCGACATCTGCAAGCGCAACGGGATCAAGAAGCTCGTCTGGTCGACCAACAAAAACGACCGCATGAACCACCTGAACGGCTGTAACATGACCGTGCACCGGGACTACGCTGCGAAAGCCTGCCCGGGCGACTGGCTCTACAATCGCCACGGAGAGATCGCGGCCGAGGTCAACCGCCGGATCGGCTCCGGCAGCAGCACACCCTCCACCGGGGGAACCACCGGCAGCGCCGCCGGCATCAAGGTCGGCGACGTGGTGGAGTTCACCGGCTCCAAGCACTACGTCAGCGCCACGGCCACGAGCGCGTCGAGCTGCAAGCCCGGCAAGGCTAAGGTCACGGCCATCGCCAAGGGCAAGGCGCACCCCTACCACCTGATCGCCGTCTCCGGCGGCGGCTCCACCGTGTACGGGTGGACGGACGCGGCAGACATCAAGACCAGCAGCAGCTCTACGGCCACCTCGTACCTCGTGAAGGTGACGACCGACGTGCTGAACATCCGCAAGGGCCCCGGCACCAACTACGGCACCAACGGGGCTATCCGCGACAAGGGCACCTACACCATCGTCGCCGAGAGCGACGGGCCCGGGGCCTCCAAGTGGGGCAAGCTCAAGAGCGGGGCCGGCTGGATCTCGCTGGACTACGCCAAGAAGGTCTAATTGTGCAACTTGCCACCGGCGCGGCGCGGATCGGCGCCGGCCAGAAGCTCTGAAACCGTCAGAACGCACAAAAAGAGCCCGCTCGGGAGTGATCCCGGGCGGGCTTTTTCTGTTTATGCGCTCATTCCTCTGCGGCGTCGTCCTCTGCCGGATCCTCGCCGTCCTCGCTCTGTGCTGCCTCAGCAGCGGCCAGCTCGGCCTCAGTCGGATGGAAACGGACGACATAGCCGTTGACATCATAGAAGCCACCGAGGGCGACCGTGAAGATGTCCACGATCCAGCCGATCCCGAAGAAGCCGGCCGTCAGCGTCCAGATGACCCCGGTGCCAATCTTCCCCACATAGTAGCGGTGCACACCGAGCACCCCGAGGAAAATGCACAGGGGCAGGACGACCGCCTTGCTTTTCGGCGAGGTGGGGCGCTGCGCTGCCGGCACGCTGGCCGACCGCTCGCCGCCGCTGGTCGTGTACGACAGGCCCGTGCCGGGCACGCCGACGGTCGTGTGGCTTTTCCCGGTCGTGCTGACTGTGTGCTTCAGCCCCTTTGGGCCGAAGGTGACGCTCGCGCTCTTTTTATTCAAGTTCACACGGACGCCGGGGGCGATTTTTATGCTGCGCCTAAACCGTAAACCCATGAAATACTCCTCCTTCGCGGCCTGTTTGCGTTTTTTAGCGTTTAGCCATCTTTGGGATAATATTATCACGGGCGGCGTGTTATTGTCAACTTGCACTACCCATCTTTGGCATAAGTGGCAGAAAAGGAGGCGGCGCGTATTTGAAAATATACAGGCCAGAAGGCCGGTGCAATATCTCAGGCGAGCGCGTCCGCGCAGCCAGAGAGCGGGCCGGCATCTCGCAGGAGCGCCTCGCGTACAAGATCCAGATTGCGGGGCTCGACATCACGCAGAAGGCCATCAGCAGGATCGAGACCGGCGACCGCATTGTCGCCGACTATGAGCTCGAGTACCTCGCCGACGCCCTCGGCGTGACCATCTACTACCTGCTCGGAAAAGAATGAAAGCAGCGCAGCCAGAGCGGCCGCGCTGCTTTTCTCTTGTCTCCCCTCTTGACTTTATACAACAAATGTTGTATAGTAAAGACACACGAAACAAAAGGGGAGGCGCTCAACATGGAAACGATCACCACCGGGAAACGCCTGAAGGCGCTGCGAGAGGATCGCGGCCTGTCTCAGTCGCAGCTCGCCAAGAAGGCCGACATCAACAGCCGAGTGCTCCAGACCTACGAGCAAGACGACCGAGACATCGCGGGGGCGAAGCTGAAAACGCTCCTCAAGGTCTGCGTCGCTCTGGAGTGCCGGCTCGAGGACATCGTCACAGACGACGAGACGCTGGCGCTGATCGCGGCATACAACAGGCGATGACAACGAAGGGCGGCCAGCCGGCCGCCCTTTTTTCTATTTCACGGAGGGATCACCATGGGGAAACACTTCAGCCACCTGACACCAACGCAGCGCACGCAGATCGACGCCTTCAGGCGCGCCGGCATGAAGGTCGTGGACATCGCCAAGGAGGTCGGCGTCCATTACACCACCATCTACCGGGAGCTCAAGCGGTGCACCTATGAACACCTGAACAGCGACTACACGACCGAGATCCGATACAACCCCGACGGGGCGCAGGCTCGGTATGAGGCCAACCTGCGGGCGAAGGGCCCGGAGCTGAAGATCGGCAACGACTACGAGCTCGCCGACTACCTGATCGGCAAGATCCGGGACGAGAAGTACAGCCCCGAGGCAGCCATCGGAGAGGCCGAGGTCATGGGCTGGCCCTTCCGGGTGCACATCTGCGCAAGCACGGCCTACAACTACATCAGGGGCGAGATCTTCGGCGACGATCTCACTGTGGAAATGTTACCGCAGCACGGGAAGCGCCGCAGGAAGCCGGAGCGGCCAGAGGGCGCCATCCCGAGAAAGCCGGCAGGAAAGAGCATAGAAAAGCGGCCGGAGATCGTGAATACGCGCACGACCTTCGGTCACTGGGAAATGGATAGTCTCGAGAGCGGCAAGGGCTACAAGCGGACGTGGCTCATGCTGACCGAGCGAAAGACCCGCCGGGAGATCATCGTCTCCATGAAGGACAAGACGAGCGAGAGCGTCGTCCGGGCCCTCAACGGCATCGAGCGGAAACTGGGCGCTCTATTCCCGCAGATCTTCCTCTCCATCACCTGCGACAACGGCACCGAGTTCTCGGACGCTGAAGGCATCGAAAACAAGCGCCGAGGGAAAGGAAAACGCACCACCGTCTACTACTGCCACCCATACACGCCGAGCGAGCGCGGCACCAACGAAAACCAAAACGGCCTGATCCGGCGACTCGTCCCGAAGGGGACAGACCTCGGCACCCTCTCGCCCCAAGAGGTGAAGGCCGCCGAGGCGTGGCTCAACAGCTACCCCCGCAAAATGTTCGGTTTTCTGTGCTCCGAGCAGCTTTTCCGGGAGGAGCTGGCCCTCATTTTGGCCCGCTGAAAATTTTTTTAGGCTTTTTTAGCATTTACTCTTGACAAACGGCGACGCCCCCGGTATTATTAAATGCACAGAGACTCAACTGAGTCGGCTGTGCATTTTTTCTTTTATATCGACCCCATAGACGGAGGTGAGACCGACGGGAAAATACCGCTACCTGACCTTCGAGGACAGGAAGAAGATCGAGGCGTGGCACCTGATCGGAGACCGGCCGGCCGACATCGCGGCCCGCCTCTCCGTCCACTACACCACGATCTACAAGGAGCTCCAGCGCGGCGCGACCGGCGAGCTGGACGCAAACCAGCGCGAGGGGTACAGCGCAGAGCTGGCCGAGAGGCGGCTCCGTGAGAGCTTCAAGCGCAGGGGAAAGAAATCGGTCGCAACCCTCGCACAGTAGCCAAGAACACCCGGCACCGCCGGGCCGAAGAAAGGAGATGGCCCCCATGAAACAGACGAACACGACCCCGACGCTGAAGATGGACAAGCCGCGCGCCCGCGCTGCTTCCTGATCGCCGCCGGCGGCCGTGTTTTTCGTTTTCAGGGAGCCAAGCCAAGCACCCCGGCCGAGGCCGGGCCAAGACGAAAGGAGCAAAACCATGACGACTAAGACCTACAACGGGATCCGCACCGGCTTCGGCTGCAAGGTGGACGAAGATCTCCACAGGGGCCCCGGCGGCAGCATTCTTGTCGCCTACTACGAGTGCAACAGCATCGCAGAAGCGGCAGCCACCGCCATCGAGCTGCTCGACAGCTTCTACGAGGTGACGATCTTCTCCTGCGGGTACTTCAACCCGCGCAGCTACACCAGCAAGCGAGAGATCCGGCGCGACTTCGGCAAGTGGCTCTCCGAGAGAGAGGGTGCTGCATCATGACCTACGCCATGAAGTTCGACGCCTCGCTGCTCTGCCGGGCCTCGTTCCCGGCCGAGCTGGAGGATGACGGCGGCCGCTGCATCGTGGAGGTGACAGTCTACCGGCTGAACGCCGTGGCCGTCCACACCTTCCTGCTGGACGGGCCCGAGCCGCTGCTGCGGCACCTCGGGCTCTCCGAAGCCGACACCTACATCACCAAGCACGACATCGACGACCTCGTCACGGTCGTCCGCATCATCAGAGAGGAGGCACCAGCATGGCAGCATTGAAAGAAATCGCCCGGGAGTACGCCGCCGAGATCCGCGACGGGATCGGCTGGGTAATTGTCTACCGCACCGGCCGCTCGTGGAACGCCCTGACCGTCTGGAGCGACCTCGGCAACAACGAGTGGGAGACCGACGACATCAACGACGCCCTCGAGGCTCTGCGTCTCGACCCCCGGGCCGTGGCCCTGAATGGCTACTACCTCGGCCACTTCGGCGACATGACCATCGACGACATCGCCGCCGGCATCCGCTGGCACTACGAACGGGGCACCAATGCCCTCGCCGACGATGACACCCTCGTGCAGGCCCGGGCCGACATCGAAGCGGCCCGGCAGCAGGCGGCCGAGGCCGGCCTTCCCTTCAGCGAGCGGCTGGTCGATGGCCCGGAGGACGAGCTCAACCCCTACGCCTACGACGGCAGCATGACCATCGCCGACTACGAGGCCGCACAGCGGGCCAGAGCCGCCCACGCTGCCCTCGTCGAGGTCGCGGCCGACCACTTCCCCGACGCTACCCAGGAGGCCATCGAGCGCATCGCAGAGGTCGCCAGCAGCATGAAGCTCAGCCCGGAGGCCGTGCAGCGGATCCTCGACGCCTTCGACAACATCATCGAGGCCATCAACCGCATGATCGAGTGGGCCGTATGGGCTGCCAAGACCATCGCAAACACCATCGGCCGAGCCTTCGACGACTTCCTGCTGTGCCGTGCGCCTCCCAAGTGGCGCCACTACGCCCTCCACGCGAAGCGGGCCCGCGTCCGCAAGAAATACCGCAACCGCATCCGGCGGGCCTTCTTCGCTGCGCTGGCTTCGGAAGGAGGTGGGAGCTCGTGAAGTTCAAGTGCGTCGGCTGCGGGCTTTACTGGAATGTGAGCATATACCAGCAGATCCCCCGCGGCGGCTACATCTGCCCGCATTGTGAGAGCCGGCTGCGCGCCGGCGAGACACTACCCAACCAGCGGCCCGGCCAGAGTGACCAGCCGCAGACAACGAAAGGAGCAAAACCATGAAGAAAGCCCTCAAGACCACCGCCCGCGGCACCGTGTTCCCCTACGCCGGCGAGAAGTGGGTGGTGCTGGAGCACGATCTCGCCGGCCGCACCCTCTGTCTGCGCCTCGAGGTGATCCCGGACAAGCCCTTCGACGAGGACAACCGCAACAACTTCGCCATCTCCAGCAGCAAAGAGTGGATGAACGGCCCCTACCTCGACAACCTGATCGACGCCGTGAAGGGCCCGCACGCCTTCCTCCAGACTGAGCTCGACCTGACCGCCGACGACGGCCTGAAGGACTACGGCACCTGCACCGTCACCATCTTCTCGCTGACGGTCGACCAGTACCGGCGCAACCGCGATGTCATCCCTCTGGTGGATGACTGGTACTGGCTCTCTACCGCATACAGCACGGCCGCCAACGGGTACGAGCATAGCGCCCGCCTCGTCGATTCCGACGGCGCGCTGGACAGGAACGTCGCCTACGGCGGCTACGTCGGCCTGCGCCCCGCTTGCTATCTGGACTCCGATCTCCTGATCCCCGTCGGCGGCGAGGACACTGGCATCGGCCCGCAGGAGGCCGGCACCATCGTCGCGGAGCTGGTCGAGCAGTTCGGCGGCACCTACGCCACCGGGGAGCAGTTCACGGCCGAGGTCTCGTTCCTGCTCGGGAAGCTGCGGGCGGCCCGGGAAATGGAGGCGGCCCATGAGTAAGCAAACCGGCCTCGACTTCATGCGCACGGCTACGGCCGAGGAGATCGCCAAGGTGCTCGCCACGGGCCACCCGCCGACCGGCGAGGTACATTGTGACTGTACGAGCTGTGAACGCTGCTGGCTCGAGTGGCTCACGACCGGCGAGCCCGCAAAGTGCCGCTGCGGCACCATCAAGGAGGTGCCCCATGAGTAACCTCGCCAGCCTGTTCGACCGCTACAAGGCCCTCGTCATCTTCGACACGGAGACCAGCGGCCTCAACCCGGAGGACGACCAGATCATCGAGCTCGCCGCCCTGCGCGTGGAGCGCACCACGGCCGGGGCCCTGCGGATCGCCGGGAAAATGGACACCTTCATCAAGCTGCCGGAGGGCGAGCAGCTCCCCGAGAACATCGTCACCCTCACCGGCATCACCGATCGGCTGCTGGAGACCGAGGGCGTGCAGAGTGGCACGGCCGTCAGCCGCTTCCTCAAGCTGGTCAAGCCCGGCCCTGTCCTGATGGTCGCCCACAATGCGCAGTTTGACGCCTGTTTTCTGCGGGAGCTGCTGCGGGGCTTCAAGCCCGGCCACCTCGACTGGCTGGACAGCCTGACGGTCTACAAAGACCGCCGCCCCTACCCCCACAAGCTCGCCAATGCGATCCTCGCCTATGAGCTCGAGGACAAAGTACAGAACAGCCACCGGGCCATCGACGACGTGCTCGCCCTGTTCGAGGTGCTGAAGGCCATGGACGAGGAACGGGACGACCTCGGCAGCTATGTCAACCTGTTCGGCTATAACCCCAAGTACGGCGTCAGCGGCCGCCGGATCACCGGTGTGCGCTATGAGCCGCAGGGCTTCAACAAGAGCATCACGCGCCCCGAGCAGACGCTCCCGGCCCGGATGTCACGGAGGTGAAGAACATGGCCCCGGCCATCACCATCACGAGCGAGGAGCTGCGCGAGCGTGTCGAGGAGCACCTCGGACACTGGATCCCCGACAGCCTGTGGGAACGCTCCGAGCCCTATGCCCGCAGGAAGCTCGACCTCTGCCGGGAGCGCAGCCCGGAGATCGACTACTACAACGACGAGTACCTCGTCCTGCTGACCGCCGACACCGTCAGGGAGACCGCGTTCAGCGACTTCACAATCGCAGCCTGCGAGGCCCTCATGACGGCCCGGGGCCAGTGAAAGGAGAAAACCATGGAAGCAACAAAAGAAAGGGCCGCCCGACGCGACCGGGCGACCCCTGCGAGAACATCCGGCAGCTCGCCAGCGCACGGATCCCGCACCCAAAGTATAACACGCCGCCGGCGCCGTGCCAAGGCCCGGATCCGGCAGGCGGCCGTCCTTTTGACGGCTGCCGTCATCGTGGCCGGCATCGGCGCAGTCATCTCGACCATCGCCGGAGGCCGTGAAAACGTCACGGAGCTCCCGAAGCCGACCGCAGAACAACCGGCGGTCGTCGTCACGACGCCCGCAGCGAGTACGCAGACGCCGGAGCCAACCGAGGCGCCCGTCCGCTTCTACCTCAGCGCCAGCGAGCGCGACACTGTGGAGCGTGTCGTCATGGCCGAGTCTGGCGGCGAGAGCTTCGAGGGGCAAATGCTGGTCGCTCAGTGTATTCTCAACGCCGCCGAGAAAGAGGGCGTGCAGCCCTCTGAGGCCGTCGTGATTTACAGCTACACCAGCAACCGCCCCGACCCCACGCAGAGCGTCAAGGACGCCGTCGCGGCCGTATTTGACCGCGGCGAGGTCGCCATCGACGCCCCTGTCATGTACTTCTACAACCCCGCCCTCGTGACGAGCGACTGGCACGAGAGCCAGATCTTCGTCGCAGAGGTCGGCGGCCACCGCTTTTTCGCAGAAAGGAGCCCGGCAGCATGATCCAGCCCAACACCGTCATCACCGGCGACAGCCTGACTGTGCTGCGCAGCATGGACGACGAGAGCGTCGACATGGTCATCACTGACCCGCCCTACGGCATCGACTACCAGAGCGGGCGCAAAGAAAAGGAGCGCCGACTCGCAAAGATCAAAAACGACAAGGCCCCGTTCATCTGGTGGATCTACGACGCCGCCAGAGTCGTGAAACGCGGGGGGGGGTACTTTGCTTCGCAAGATGGGATGTGCAGCAGACCTTCATGGACGCCCTGCGGCTCGCCGGCCTGACAGTCAAGTCGGTGATCGTGTGGGATAAGAAGGCGCACGGCATGGGAGACCTCAAGGGCTCCTTTGCCCCGCGCTATGAGGTCATCATCTTCGCCGCCAAGGGCCGCTTCGAGCTGCCCGGGAAACGGCCGGACGACCTGATCGCCTGTGCCAAGGTCGGCAACCAAAGCCTCACACACCCCAACGAGAAGCCCGTCGAGCTGCTGGAGCAGCTCATAGAGGCGACCACCACCCCGGGCGCCCTGATCCTCGACCCCTTTGCCGGCAGCGGCTCCACGCTCGTCGCTGCCGCCAAAACAGGGCGCCAGTACATCGGGATCGAGATAGATGAACATTACAGCCAACTCGCGGCCACGCGGGCCGCAGAGCACCAGAAAGGAGCAACCGCATGAGCGATAAAACCACCGCGGCCATCGCCGCAGAACAGCAGGCAGAGGCCCCCGAGGCCCCTACCGAGGCGCTGCCGGCCGTCACCCTCGACGAGCTGGAGCAGGTCGACCTCGGCACCGTGGAGCAGGGCGAGCGCGCCCCCTTCCGCATCACCGACGACCGCTGCGCCGACTGGGCCATCCGCAAGATCGCCGAGGAGCGCAGCGAGTACAACCGCCTGAAGGAGCTGGCCGACCAGCAGAAGGCGGCCATCGAGGAGAAGGTCGAAGCCGCCCGCCGGCGCATGGAGAACGGCACCGCCTTCCTGACCTCCTGCCTCGCCGACTTCTTCAACACCGTGCCCCACAAGACCACCAAGACGACCGAGAAATACCGGCTTCTCTCCGGCACCCTGACCCTCAAGAAGGGCACCGTCAAGGCCACGGTCGACGACGCCAAGCTGGTGCCGTGGCTGCGCGAAAACGGCTACGGCGACCTCGTCAAGGTCGAGGAGTCGGCCAAGTGGGGCGAGCTGAAGAAGCTTCTCGCCTACACCGGCGAGATCGCCACCATCCAGAGCACCGGCGAGATCGTGGAGGGCGTCACGGCCTACGAGACCCCGGCCACCTTCACGGTCGACATCTAAAGGAGGTGCCACATGGCAACTGAGACCAAAAAGCCGGAGGCGGCCGCTGCTGCGGCCCCTCCCATCGAGGCCCGCTGTCTGACGCTCCGGCAGAAGCTCGTGGAAATGCGAAAAGCCTGCCCGGAGATCGTCAAGAAGAAACACAGCGAAGGCGTCAAATACAAGTACGCCAAGATCTACGACGTGTGGGAGAAAATCACCCCCATCATGAACGAGCTCGGCGTCGACTTCGAGGTCATCGGCGAGAAGGCCACGCGCTACGCCGAGAACGGCGACCCGGTCTACTGGATCACCATGCAGACCAAGACCTACAACGGCGACAAGCTCATGTTCCTCTACGAGGCCGACCTGACGATCCGCTGGATCAACCTCGACAACGACGACGAGACGCTGGAGGCAGTCGTCCACGCCCTCGGCTGGAACGACGACCCGGCCAAGGCCAAGGGGGCCGCCCACACCTACGCCCTGAAATACTACCTGTTCGAGAAGTTCAGCATCGACCAAGGCGAGGACGATCCCGACAACAGCGACTTCGGCGCGCAGAGCAAAGGCCCCGGGGGCGGCTCTGGCGGCTCCAGACAGGGCCAGCAGCGTCAGGGGCAGGGCTCCGGCCGCCTGTCCGAGGCACAGCTCAGCCGCCTCTACAAGAAGGCAGAGGCCGCCGGCATGACCAAGGAGCGCACCATCGCCCGGATCCTCGAGAAGTACAAGAAGCAGGATCCGGCCACCCTGACCCGGCAGGAGTACGACGAGATCTGCAACTCCCTCGACGCTGCTGCCGCGCAGCATAACCAGCAAGGAGGTCAAGGCTGATGTATAACCACACAGGACTGCAAGGGCGGCTGACGGCCGATCCTGAGCTCAGACACACCCCGAGCGGCGTGGCGATCACCAGCTTCCGGCTCGCCAGCGACACCGGCCGCAAGACCAAGGACGGCCAGAAGATCACCAACTTCATCGACTGCGTCGCGTGGCGTGCGCAGGCCGAGTTCGTCAGCAAGTACCTCACCAAGGGCCGGCTCGTCCTCGTGGAGGGCGAGCTCACCAGCCGCAACTACGAGGACAAGGACGGCAACCACCGCAAGGCCACCGAGATCACCGTCTCCTCTGTCCACTTCTGCGACAGCAAGAAGGACGGGGCAGGCGCCGGCCATCAGGACACCGGCGGCGACTTCGCCGACTACCCGGACAGCTCCGGCGACTTCACCGAGGTGGACGACAATGGGGACTTGCCATTCTGAACGACCGCCGGGCGACCGGCGGCC